AGGTGGACGAGGCATTGTGCAGATGGCGCGCGAAGACGCCGGCGAACGAGCCGTTGTCCCAATTCGCACCGACGAGCGGTTCGATAGATTTACCCAATTTTTTGCTTCTCAGATTTAACCCATGCACCAATCATGGCGCCCAGGTCATCTATCAGCTTGCTTATTTTCATATAACGGTCAGCATCTTGAACACTGGCCTTTGCGCCATCTCTAAATGCAAAGTAGCCTAGCTCGTAAGCAAGGTAAACCTGCATTCTTAACTTCTGATGCTCTATATCCATGTTTTGAAGCGTTGTCTTTTTGTGGTAACGCTTCGTTGCTTCAGTCATCAAATCATAAAGCCTGTAATTCGTATTGCGAATAACAGAACATAGCGCATATTTTTCGTGCTTCGGGAAGTGATTTAGATATAAATTTAGTAACTTTGTCATCTCAAAATACTTCCTATAAAGCTGCGTCTGCTTTTTTCAGAGGGCCATCGCTGCCGCTCAGCCCTACAAGGTTACACAGGCGGAGCCGCCCACGTGGCTGTGCGAGTTGGACGAGGCAGTGCTCAGACCGCGCGCGAAGACGCCGGCGAACGAGCCGTTGCCCCAATCCGCACCGACGAGCGGCACCATGTTAGTGCGCCAGTAGCGGTATAGGCCGTCTGAGCCGAAATTATCTGTACCACCAGCGCTAACACCAGTGCCTTCAGGTATTCCCGCGCACACTTTTCTCACGCTTAGAGAGTCTGTCGCAGTGCTAAATACTTGGTTTGTACCGTTTCCAAAGCGCATCCAGCCGCCTGTTGCGGTCGGCACAGTCGCAGTCAAATCAATCGTGTCATACAGTGCGGCATCGTGCAGATTTGCTGAATTTAAAGAGTTTGGGTCAACCGTTGTTTTTAAAATCTGAAAAATGCCATCCGTGTTATTGGCTTTTGTCATACCGATGTTAATGCGCCATAGATTGCCGTTAACATCTGCCACGCCGCACGCCTGCCCGTTGTGAGTTGTTTTTGCGAACGGAAAGCCTGAGCCTGTTAGAGCGCACGTTGGGTATGTTGCATTTCCTGCGGTTGTGAATTTGACGTTAGGATCGTTTGTATCACCAAGCGCATTATTGTTATTGCCCTTTGGAAGATGAGGCAGGGTGTCTTTAAACGCACACACCGCAGCAGACGACGAAGCATTGGAATGAGCTAATGCCAGAATAGCCAGCGCATTACTTTCAAAAATCGTCTCGCAGTGGTGGTCGTTGCCTCGGAATTTCATAGCGTCAATGAAACCGGCATAAGTGTTTGCCGGAGCGCCAGTCAGATTGCCTACTGGGTTATTTGCTGTGCTTGTTGAAATTGGTGCTTCACCGATTTTAGCAATAGGCAAGCCGCCAACATTCGCTACATGGGTTTTGTCACGGAAAAACCCTTTACTTGCAAAGCGGAAAGCTTCGTGCAGCACAAACCCAGTTGCTGGCGTTGCAGAAACTTCTGGGCTATTGCCATTCCATCTAAAATAGAACTTTGGGATGAATACCATGTGAGAGCCGTGCGGGTCTAGGTAGTTGCCATAATTTGGTGAGGCCGGGTCTTGGTGCCCGGGCAAGGCTGTCCATCCTGTTGGAATCTCGTCATCTCTCAAGGCCCCTACCCCGAACCCGAAAGTGCCTGGCTTTCCGATTGTGAAAATATCAGGATTTACGATACTGTCTTGTGTTTCCGCCAGCTTTGCCAGGCCTGCTGCGGCATAGCTCATTTCCTCTAAAGATGAAGAAGTCTCAGCCACAGTTTGAATGCGCTCAATAAGTTTGTCTTTTGCTGATTGAATACCCATTATTAGGCTCCTTATAGTAAATTGAGATTAAAAAATTGCATTTTTTGCCGCATGACGGCTGTTTTAGCCGCTGCCAAGTCAAGCGCACCAACTGAGCTTGCTGCGTCAAGCGTGGCTTGTTTTGCCGCCTCTGCCGCAAGCTTTGCCGATTCTGCATCGGTTGCTGACTGGCTGGCTTGCTGTGCGTATTGCTGGGATTGCGTTTTTGAATCGCCGGCCACATTCTTGGCGGCCTCTGCTTGCGTGGCCCAGTTGTTAATATTTTCGCCAAGCGTGTTTACTTCATCCCCGAATTGTGGCAAAGCATTTAAAAAAGCATCTGCTTTATTAGTAAAGTCTTGTGGGCTGTCTGTTGCTCTATTAGGCGGTGGTGGCAATGGAGCTATACTCATATCAATCCCTCTACTTTAAGTGAGCATTTACTCACTATTGGGTTGCTTAAAATAATGTTAAATGTTTTAAAAATACCGTAAATGGCAGTTTCAGGATGATTTACATCACCAACATAGAGCGCAGGCGTAGCGCGGCTTGCTGCCAGCGTGTTACGCACATCGGCCACTTTTGCGGTAGGCACTTTTAGATCAAAGGTGCCAAGGTTTGCATAGCTTCGCTCGATGAAACTGTAATGCCCAAAGGTATCACGGGTTTTCTTGGAATAGTCTTGAATCCCAAGGCTTAAGCCGAACTGGGTATCCCCTAGCACTTTCGGCTTCCCGATGACAAGCATCCCGCACTCTGTAACCCCGTCAAACGGGTTGAACGTGATATTTACCGTGCTATTCGGATAAGGCGGCAGGTCGTTAATAATTAAATTGTGCTGAAGCTCGACATCTCCAAAGAAGTAGTCGTAATAATCATCTGAGCCGTAGTTTGCAATGTTGAATGTTTTGCTATAAACCGTGGCGCCGTTCACTGTCATTACCACTGTTACACTTTCGCCAGTCACCTCTAGTAATGCAATGGTTCCGACCACTTGATTTAAAGTAAGTGTTACCGTGTAACTTGCGCCGCTTACGGTCTTTGAAGTTACAGCGTTATCAATTAGCGCATAAGCATTGGTGGCGCTTAGGTTTAGCCATTTTGTGGGGTCACTATCGGGTTGCACCCCACTATTGGCGGCTAAAGCCTCATAAATTCGGTGGTTAAAAATCACTCGGTCACCAACGGCATAGCTGGTGGCACTTGCCCATGCTAAATACTCATTTTCTAACAGCGTGGTGCTGAAATTGGTGTCATTCAGCGGCACAGGCTTAACTAAAATCACAGTGTACGCACCTCCGGCTGGCCGTCATAATCCCACTTTTCTAGCATCTGAGCTGTTTCGCCAGTATTCTTTGCAACTGCATACAGCCCGCTTTCTTGAGACTCACGCATGACCTGAATCTCACGGCGCATGGCCTGTACTTCCGTTATCAACTGCTGATTGCCGCCATTGTTTATATTAATCCCGTACTTTCTTAGCCCGCTCATGGTTCGTGCGTCGATTACCGCCTCATCTTTGTGCAATTCTGCACGGTAGCCGTCAAACGGCACATTTGCCAAGCCTGTGGCGTGTGAGCCGTGCATTCTCAATGATTCCATCTGTGATATAAACTCTTTTCCACCTAGCTTGCCAATCATCCACTGCGGCACGACATATTCGCCTTTGTGGACAATTCCCGCCACATCGTTTACGCCACCTGGCCCAGTGTATCCGCCATCAGAAAACTTGAAAGCAAACGCATCACTTAGAATGTCTGATGCGCTGCTCACAGTATCCCGTGCAACATCGCCAACGCTGTCTGTGAAGCCATCTATTGCTTCTTTGGCACCAATAGCATCTATCGCATTTGTAAGCTCGTCCGATGCAGTCTCTAGCCATGTTTTACCTTCTGTACTCACTTCTGACGCACTTGAGCCTGTATCTAATGCGATTATCCCTGTATTTTTTACCGTGTCAGCGGTGTTGGTGCTAACCGTCTCCAGACCAGTAATAAGCGATGATAAACTGTTATTATTAACTTCTAGCTTGGATAGTGTGCCGTCGCCGTTTGCGTCTAATTCATTGAAAATGCTTTTCAGTTGTTCATCGGATGCAATTCCGTCAAAATATTTTCCAAACTCGTCATAATTAATAAGTCCATCAAGCGTGGTGTCTATTTTGTCGAACTGGTTAGTTAAGCCATTGATAATGTCAATGGCAGTACTTGCAGTGGACTTGTCCATGCTGAGTAGTAAGTCGGTCTGCTTTTTCAGCTCTGCCAGCATTTTGTCTTCTGTGGTCAACTGACTATCTGCTAAGTCTGCAAACTCTTTTAACGCATTGGCGGTGACTTGTTGGTCACGCACATAGTCGGCATAGCTTGCATAATTATCAGCGCTGTTATTTGTCAGTACATTAAGCACGCTTTTCAAGCTATCAGCTTCCGGTAGTGAGCCGCCTGATTTTGCCGCATCAAGCGCGCTAAACAGTTGGCCTTGCGCCTGCGCATAAGTGAGTGCATCAACGCTCTGCCCCATGATTGTTTCATAAGCAGAATCGAGCGCATCTTTTAACTGTAAAATACCTTTCTCAATGCTCGCATAATACTGGTCTGCCGCATCTGCCGCTTGCATCAGGGTGACATAGGCTTTTTGCCCTGCTTCCGTGGTCATATCCAGTGATTCGACCACAGCTTTATAGGCGTCGCGGGTTTTAGGCAAAACAAGGTTCGACGCCTTGAGCTGGTCGGTGAGTTTTTGATAGTTGTAAGCCTGCTTTTCTGCATCGGTGGCGAACTTGTCAAAATAGGTTTGGGTGGCATCTTGCAGTTCTTTTAATCCACCGGCAATAGCAACCAAACTCTCTGACAATGCAATGGCATCGCCCACCATTTTTTGCCCAGTCATGCCCAGCAAATCAGTCGTCACGGCTTTATCAATCACAAGGCGGTTGAGCGTATCAAAGGCACTCTCATTGACCTGCTGATAGCCTTTAATTAAGTTTGGGAAGAGGTCATAGGCAAGCTTGTCAGACTGTTTACTTAAAGCCTCTTGCAAGCGTTTCTGTACTTCTTCAGAACTGCCTTGCATTGAGATTTTTCCAATGTCAATTTTGGCCGTGCTGAGTTGAGTTGAAATATCCTTACCTAGCGCATCACCATATTCTGTGAACGCATCGCGCATATTTTTAAAAATATCACTGAAATACGCTTGGCTTTGCTCTGAAATACTGCGCTCTTTATCCTTGTACCAGGTTTTTGACTTCCTGAACCACCCACCATCTTTGTTATATTTAATGGTTTCATACCCTGAGACACTGGTATCTGCTAGAGTACCGCCGATGTTTAAACCGTAATCTGATGTGCTTTTCTTTGTACCTCCGCCTGTGATGCCAGTCCAAACATCATTGATAATCCCACCCGCAAAATCGGTTGCCCAATTCAAGACTGGAATGTCTTTAACCAAGTTACTCACTGCACCAGTAAATTTTTCTGCAATCGTGGCAGAATAATCCGAAGCGGAAGCCGATAGATTATGCAAATCTCCAGTGGCATAGAGCGATGAGACCACGCTTGTTAGGTTATTGTTGAGCTGCTGCATCTCGTCATAGATGCCCCGCAGTTCTTTATACTGCTTTGCGTTAATGTCTTGTAGCGCTTCCCATGACTTGCTCACGCTTTCGGTTTCACCACCGCCAAGCACGCCGGCATCAGGTGCAGGCTGAGAGGCAACCGCGGCAGATACGCCGCCACCACCGCCGAACGATGCGCCAAGCTGAGACAGCACGCCAGCCATCATCACTGACATGGCAGCGACACGGGCAAAAGCGGTGTATGGATCTCCCTGCCCTTGGTTTGAAACAGCCACCACTGCATTAGAGATTGCCTTTTGCAGATTCACCGACATTTCGATGGCGCTCATAGCTAGGTAAGCATCATGTGCCGCCTTTTGCTCTGCGCTGCCTTTCTTGAACATGGTCACGGAAGCGGCCAGCATATCCATTGAGCCTTTAATACTGGCTTTGGCACGGGCTTCCTCAAGCTTTTTATACTTGAGGGTGTTTTTCATGCCTTCGTCTTCGGCTTTTTTCAGCAGCTTTTGATAGTTGAGGTCGGTTTGATAGGCTTTGCTCAAGGCGGCGGTCATAGAGCCTAGCGCATCGAGGACTTTATCGCCCGTGCGTGTCCATGTATCCCCAAAGTCCCCCGCTTTGGCAATGGCGTCATCCATCTGCTTGTTGATCTGCTCAATGGCTTTCTCAAATTCGCCTGTTTGGGCATCGAGCATTTTTTGATAGTCACCTGTGGCAGCGGGGGTTTTATTAAGTGATATAGGGGCAACCTTAGCTTGCGTTGGCAGTTGCACCTTAAGTTTTTCTGCCTGCCACTCAACAGCAGTCTGAATTGCCTGTTTTGATAACGCTATCTCTTCTTGCAGTGATTTTTTATAGGCTTCATGGTCTGATTTGAGCGTGCGAATCGCTCTTGAAGTCTCTTGATACGCTGAACGGGCTTTACCGCTTGCATCGGCGCCCTGCTCTAGGGAAACCCAAACACGGTCCAAGCTGTTTGCGGTGTCATCCATGCCCATTGCGCGGACGGCATGTGATAGTTTGCCAGCCCAGTCCGCCATTTTATGCAAGGTCTTGTCATAAAACTCAGACAGTGACACCATAGACTTGTCCACGAATGCCTTAATTTCAAGTCCTGCTAGGTGCCAGCCGTCTGAAGCCATGGCAAAAAGGTATTTATAGCTATTGACGGTAGAGGTGAAAAAGTAATTGAGAACCGCTGTGGCTTCTTTTGTGCCTTTGACAAGGGCGTGCCACTGTTCTGTAAAGTCTATCTGCTGAAGCCAGCGTGCAGACTTGCTTAACCATTGGGCAAGTGACTGTGTGGCTTGTACGCCATTTTCCAACTCGCCGACGCTTTCCATCACGGCATTTTTAACATCAGCCCATGCACGGCTCACAGTGAGTGGCTGAATTTTGTAACCGCTTTCAATATAGTCAGCTGAGTGTTGCAGGGCTTGCACAACCACATCCGCAGTGAGTTGCCCCTGCTCTGCCATTGAACGTAAAGCCCCAATCGGCACACCCAACCCTTTGGCGAGCGCCATGGCAACCCCACGGCCGTTTTCCATAATGGAGTTAAACTCTTCCCCACGCAGCACGCCTGAACCCATCGCTTGCGCAAATTGCAAGGTGGCTGCCGAGGCTTCGGTGGCTGTGGGTTGAGACAGTGACAGCGACTTATTGAACAGCTCAACCACTCTAATGCTTTGAGTTGTATCTAGTCCCAACTGCTTCATTGAGCTGGACATGGCACCGTAAAGCTTACTGAGGTCTTGCAAGTCAGTATGGGTTTGAAATGCCACATCTGTAAGCTGGGTTTGCACTTGATAAAACTCTTGAGCAGTTGTTGAGACTAACTGAAGCTGAGCATTGAGCGCCTTGTATTTGTCTGCCAGTTGAACAGTGCCGGCGATAAAGTCTTTTAACTGAACGGCCGCAAAAGCAGTAATCGCCACCTTTTGCATACGGACCAACTGATTAGAGATGCTTTCAACCCCTTTTTTAGCCCGGCCAAAGCTTTTTTTCGCCTTATCACTTGACCGTTCCATAGCATTTCCAGCCTTTTCAGCAACCGATGCAAGCTTATCAAGGTCTTTTTGCACAGACACCACCTTGCCGTGGAGCTTGCCCGTCTCGGCGTCCATCTGTAAAATGATTTTGACTTGTTTGCTCATTGGAAAATACTATGTTTAATGTGATTAAGTTCTTTCTTACGCTTAGCTTTTGTGGCTATATCGTGCCTGCTTTGGTCGTAGCTCTACTTGCGGTCATGATTGGCTTTTATAATGCTGGGCTCTTTTAGTCTGCATTTAAAATACTCAAAGCTTCCTGCTCACACACTTGCAGTCGCATTAAACAGTCCTTCTTATCTTCCACCTGCATCATCTCCATCACGGAGTGGACCGCTGTGTAATCCAGCCCTGTTCTGACCGCTCCACCCATGCCGCTTAAGTATCGCCACTGGGTTTGGCAAGCAACAAATACTTCAATCGCCTGCCAATTTTCGGGCAAAACCCAGCAATCGGGTTCTTCAAACTGGGGAATTTGCTCAAATCCCCAGTCCTGCAACTGCTCATCAATGGGTCTTCCACCGCCATTCAGAAGATGCCTTACTGCTTCTCTGAGGTTGGCTTCTTCGCACGCTTTTTTTCAATGGCCGCGTTAAATGCCTCCACCAGTGCTTCGACAATATCCATATCCATTTTGGCGACTTCAATTAAGTCATCACCTTCCAAGAGATTGCCGTTTTCATCGGTCAAGTCTAGCCCGTGAATATCCACCAAGACTTTATCCAGCAGGCTCTCATTACTCTCTGCCTCACCTTTTTTCAGTAACAAATTGCGGAAAGTCGCGGTGAAATTCCCTGTTTTAATCTTGCCCTCTTCGTCTAAAAAACGCAGGGTTACCGCTTGTTTAAATGTACGGGTAGTATTCAGCTTTAATGCCATGTTTTATCCTTTTATTTCATCAATCTAATCAATTCTGGCAGCCGCCAAATCAAACCCATTACAACAATGAGTGCTAATAACTTCCAAAAGTGGAGTTCTAACAACATATTGACAGCTCCCATAAATGCGTTATGGTCATTCCTTAACCCACCGTGTTTGTTTGGTCGCAAGCGGTGGGTTTTTTCTTGTCTACTTAAATGTCAGTGTTAAATCATTGTTCCGAGCATTGGGGACAATGTCCGCACTCAAGCTGATATAGCCTTGCGAATCTGTCCAGCTAAGCTCTGGTGTGCTGGTCAACTGCATCTGTGGCACATCCACCCGCACAATAGAGCCTGCTAGCGTGCCAAGTTCGATACTCAAAGCACCATAAGCGTTCTGCTCTGCTGTCTGCATCATCGTAATCATCTGTTCACGACTGGTGCGTCCCTGTGCATTGACCGTGCCCTTTCGTCCGATAATATCCACCGATTCCGCATTCACCAATTGCGTATGCACAACATCATTGCCAAGATTGACTGCAAGAGATGCCATCTCCAAGCTCTGGCCATAAATGCTTAGAGCTGTGACCGTGTCGTTCATCACGCCCACAGGGTTCTGCACACCGCTAAAGTCAACATTCACAGGCGTTGCACTGGCGTCTGTCGGGGTAGAATAAATGCCCTTCATCGTGACCTTAAGCTTTGGAATATTCTTGTTATCCAGCACCACTTCCACATTGCCACGCGCCCCTGTCACGGCATATTGCAGCCCGTCTGTACGCCAATAGAGTGTCACGCTCTCAAAGGCTGTATCAACGGGCGTATAAGACACAGTACCTGCTGTGGCATCCACCACCTCAGCCAGTCCACATGCCCGCAAGACCGCCGAATAATAGGGTGCTGTGCCGGCCGTGCCTGAAGCGGACAACTCCAACTCAAAGTCAAGCTCAACCTTTTTTCCCACCACAATGGCACCTTGCGCGCCAAGCATACCGGTGATATTGTTGCGTTCTGCGTAATCAAGCGCTGGCTTAACATTGATATTGCTCACACGAATAGCATTAGCGCCATTGGGTGATGCATCCGTGCCATAAACCGTTTCAGGTTTCACTAAAACAATTGGATTCTGTTCTCTTAGAATCGTGCCCATCTATTTCTTCTCCTTCCCAGTGTCAGGACTGGGGTTTTTGGCTTTTTCAAGCTTAATTTGCCCAGACTTTGGGTCTTTGACATAAGTCCCGCCCTGGTGAATGTCTTTTAAATCCTTCACGGCGTTCCCCCTTTCGTCTTACGCTTGGCTGCCGGCTTACGCTTGGCTGCCGGCTTCTCCTGCGTCGCTTCTGCCTGAGCAGGTTTTTTAGCCTGCTCCTGCTCACGACGCATGCGATTAAATGCTGCTAATCCCATGCGACGACTCCTTATCCGTTTGTAGTGACGGCCGCAATGCGAACATGCTTGCGGTCATAGACGCGCGTCCAGTTCGCAGCATCTGCCAGTTCTGCATTGGTCGGAGAAGCCCCCGCCACATTCACGCCATTAAAGCGCACGCCTCGAGGGTGTAAGATGAAGTGGTCACGGGTGATTAGATAGTCCTCACCCGCCAATGAATCGCGGTCTGTCTCAGTTGGCACAGGCGCATTGCCTTGCCCATACCCAAGTGCACCTTGACCAAACAGGTAAGTTGTAAATTGCGGTGCAGCGTCGGTTGCTGCTGTGCCGACTGCAGGCGTGTAAGGCAGGCTATCATTCACAATCAGGCTCAAGCCACGATAAGTTTCGATTTCTAAGTCGCCCATGCTCTGTTTCTCGAACGAAGTGCTGTCTAGCTTCTTAAGGTTGTGATAGACAATAGAGTGCATCGCAATTCCAGCCAGCCCTTGTGACGCATCGCCAAATGTTGCTTGTGCATCAATAAAAATGTCAGCATTAAACTTAGTTGCGGCAGAAACATCAGCATTGGTCGCACCCGCTGCCTGCACCTGCATATCTTTGTTAAAGTTTGCAGAATTATCTGCCATAACACCGGTTAGCTCAGAAAGAGCAATCTGCTGCTTTCGTCGAGCCCAATACTCCGCAACCATGTCTCCAATTCGCATAAGCGGATCATCGCCAGACAAGGCTTTTGCTAAATCATTCACACCCCAAGCACGACCACGCATTAACAAGGCCGCCTTATCCTGTTTGGCGTTAATCTTGCCGGGCGTCAAGGCACCACTGTCTGAAAGCACCTCGTCATCACCTGTCAAATCTGACCAGAACGGCATATTAACAATGTCACCACCACTGTTTGCTAGAGCGTTTAGCGACGCATCATTAGAGACAATGCCACCTAAATAAAAGTTTGTTAACTCGACTGAACGCTCAACCACATAAGGGTTAAACACATCAGGAACGATTACATCTGCAATTTTTACGGCCATTTTCTTTCTCCTTAGCTAGCCTGTGATTTAAGTTTTTTGGCAAGCTCAGGGTTTTCTTTCATTAAGCGAGCCTGCTCTGTTAAATTAAAATGTTCTTTGCTGAAGGGGTTTTTGGTCGAGCGACCACTTGCGGGCGTATGCCCTGAGCCTGGTCTGCCTTGTGCTTTAAGCAAGTGTGGCTTCTCATTTGCAAAGGTGGTAATGGCATCGTGCAAAGGCACATCGCCCACAAACACCCCGTCATCTGTCACTTCAACATCTCGTTCAAAGTAACGCTTCACCACATCCGCATCGACGAACTCAAATTTTCCTAAGGCTTCGGTCAGTGCCTGCTGCTTTTGTGAATCCTTGACCTTATTCTCAAGTTCGAGCCGTGCTTTTTCCGCTGCCTGCTTCTCCCGCTCCAAGCGTTTGAGCTTTGCCTCAAGCTGTTTGGTTTGCTCAACCTGCCCTTGAGTGGTTTTCACTATGGCGTCAAGGTCTAAGTCCTCATCCGCATCCATGCCCAACTGCTCCAAAATCGAAACCGTCTTTTCTTTTTCGGACTTCAATTGTGCATCCAGCTCTTTAAGCTTCTTGCGTCGCTCAATCGATTCAGACATCGCCTTTGAAAGCTTGTTATCAAGCTTTTCAACCCCTTCTAAAAGCTGGTCAGCAATCTCTGCTTCCAACTTGCCTGCCTCTCGCAGTTGCTTAATCAGTTCTTTCATAGCATCCCGCCATTCGTTAATTCGAGAGCAGTCTAAAAGGGTCGTGTTGCAAAAATTGCCCAAAAATGCAACAGCGTTCACTTACCCTTTGCAATAAGTGTCGAGAGGAAAAATCAATGTTAGAAACGCAAAAATGGCAACTGTGTGCGGACGCACTGAAGGTGACGGGCGGATTTGATGACGGCGGCAAACTCATTGCCCACTTTAGAGAAACGGACGAAAAGCTCGCAGCCAGAAAAAAGGTAGCCTGGTATGTGAACTTCATGCGCGCTGCATGCTCTCGGTTTGCTGGCTTTTTGGCGAAAAACCCGCCCATGCGAAACAATGCAAATCGCTTGCAGCAGCTCTTTATCGAGAATGCGGACAATCAAGGGACACCACTCACGCAATTTATGAATCAGCTCGCATTTGAAACCAAAGCCCGCGGCTCCATGCTTGTGCTTGTTGATATGCCAAACCAAACCGTGCCCACCGAATCCGCACAAGTTGAAAATCGCACCATTCCTTATCTTGTTGCCATCGAACCCGAACGGGTGACAGACTATAAACTCACGCAGTTCGGCGATTTTGAATTTATCGAATTTAACGGCTTCTTCGAAATAGAAGGCAAACTAAAAGAAGTAAAATGGCGATACGACACAACACTATGGCAAGTTGAGCGAAATGGAGAACGCATTGCAGATGGCGAACACAACCTTGGCAAAACCCCAGTGATTGCTTTTACAGAGCAAGGCGTCTTCCCTCATGTGGGTGCTTTCTACCAAATCGCTGAAATCTCAGGGCGATATTACAATATGGTATCTGAGCTCGATGAAGTCCTGCGTTCGCAAACCTTCTCCATTCTCACCTACCACCTAAACGAAATTAACGACCAATCCATCAAGGCAGTGGTCGAGACCATAGGCACCAATAACATGCTCGCTTACGCCGGTGAACGCCCAGCATTTATTGCCCCTGATGCCTCACCCGCTCATATTTACGAGCAGCGCTTACAATCACTCGAAAAACTCATTGCAGAAATCAGCCTCGATGTTTCAGGCACACAAGCTCAAGAAAGCGGACTTGCGCTCAACTACCGCTTCCAGCGCTTAAATTCAGAACTCATTCACATGGCCAAACGCCTAGAAGCATTTGAGGCGCAAATTTTTGAACTGTTTAATTTATGGCTGGGACTCAATCAAGAAGTCGAAATCAGCTACGCCAAAGACTTCAACCTATCCGACCTCAAAACAGAAATCGAAATCTATCAAAACATGCAACAAATGAACGCCCCGCAAAGCTATCTGCAAGAAAAGCTCAAGCAGATTATCTCGCTCGACCTACCCGACCTTGCAGCAGACACAGCGGCAAAAATTGAAACAGAAATCGAGGGAGCCACACATGAGCGTACAACTGGATAGAAAAGACTTTAACATCCTGCTCGACAAGCTCCCCAATGCCATTGAGCAACAACAAAAAAAGCTCATTAATGCCGCAAGACAAGCCGCATGGGATAAATTCGACGCATGGGCAGACAAACATAGAAAAACAGGTAATTTAAGAGATGCCCTCTTCAGCAGACAGGTAGGAAAGAATGCATATGAAATTGGCATTGACGGAAGACGTGCAAGCTATGCTCAATATGTCTCACACGGCACCAAGGCACACATCATCAAGCCAAAGGTGAAAAAAAGCCTAAGATGGGCGGGCACAAATGGATTTAAGTTCGCCAAATTGGTGAATCACCCAGGCTACAAAGGCGACCCCATCGAACAACCCGCCATCGATGCTGCAATGGAAAAATTTAACCAACTCGCCAAAAGTATGGCACAAGAAATTGAGGAGTCTCTATGACAGACGGATACTTAGACAGAGAAATTGACCAAGCCACCATTGATGCCGCCACCAGCGATATTGAAACCCGCTACCCTGATATTGTGGACGCCTACTACAAGCAAAAACTCATTGACCTACGGGTGTACCTGCTCATCTGTCTTGCAAATCAGACCGCAGCAGACGACCTCTACACAGCAAAATACAAGCTCTACAGCAAAGAGTTTGACGCCACCCTAAAAGCGGCTCAATCCAGTATTGCAAAGGTCAACAACAACGCACTATTCAGCATCCACATTGAAAGAGGGTAATCATGACCACCATAGAAATGCTTCAAGCCACCAAAGCCCTGCTGTCCAATATCCAAGGCATCAACAGTGTTGCGATTGGCGTAGAACCCAATATTCACCCCAACAAATACCCCATGATACGCATTGTCCCAGTGCGTTCAGAAAGAAGCGACCGCTTCATTGGTGCAGAAAAGACACAGCTCGACATCTACATCGCCACCCACCAAAATAAGGTTGATGGCTTAGAGGCGAACTATGCCCAGCTCAATGCATGGGAAACGGCAGTCAAATCAGCCCTAGAAGCCAACACCCAGCCAAACACACCACTCTACACATGGCAAAGCACCATACATGATGAAGACCGCCTGCCGCAGGTTAAAGCCTTAATTTTATCGGTTGTGGCAGAAGGGTGATATTTGACTTTATTGGTCGGGTTTGTGATAATAAGTATAAGCCATCCTTGCTTAGCTAGGTCTACTGCCATAGGACACCTAGAACTAAGCTTCCCCCAGCAGGTGGCAGACGCTGGCAGAGGAGATGAATAGGATGGCTATTCATTACTCCACTTCTTATATAGCAATCTCCCAATCCTTTGCTGATTAAGTTTTGATACCTTTGATTTACTGATTACATTCCATAGGGCTATCCCACCCTCCCTTAAAGGTCTGACACTCACCACAAGCTGCTTTTCACCATTAAACAACCCAATAAACATAAACCGCTTACTACCATCGGTATAATCCACCTCCCACACCTCAAGCGGGTCTTGTAATGTCGGTAAAATAAAATTTGCGTAACGCTCTCTCGCTTCAACCCGTTTTTCTACCATGTGCAGAAGATAGGCTTCATCTATCACTACTTGACCAATCGGGGTTACAACCTCCCGTCTGGTGGTATTTAAAAGCAAAACCTCCCGCATCAACTTAACCGCTTGCCCTTCATGCCCTGCTTTTTGCACAACCTCTGGTGCTGGCAAAGCGTGTTCTCTCAATGCAGTCACACTGACAACACCCAATGACTTCCAATCAGACAAGCCTTCAACAGGCTTAGCAATCACTTTCTTTCTACTCATCAGCTCATTATTATCCAAATCAGGCACCATCACAAACTGGCTTACCTGACCAATTCGGGTAGTCCGATAATCTTTTGGCTTAAAGCGGTCAATAAAGTAGAGAATGGGTTTATCCCCTTGCCCATACTCATTGACTGCCGCTCGTGAACCCAGCAAACGACGCCTTTCATCAAGAGACAAATGGCTTAAAAACGCATCGTCCAACTTCCGCTGCATTGCAGGGCTGGGGGTTTTGGCATTTTTCTTGGTTTTTTCAAAAGCTGGGGCAAGCACACAACGGCAATGCGGGTGAAAAGGCGGCATGGGTGCGGCTTCAATTGGGTAGTACCCCTTACCCAATCCATGCGCATTAAGATTGGCATGATAGTCACACACATCATAAACTGGGTGAGATGCACTCATCCGCACCTGCACCACTTCAACACCGCTGTCTAACAGTTCCTGTGCTCGCTGATTCATGCGGGCACGGTGCAGTTCAGTCTGAGCGATGCGATTCGCATAGTAGCGATTGCGCTCCTCAAAAGCGACCTTTAGCTTCTTATTGATTTTGCCTTGCGTCTCACCCTTGATTTTTGCATCAATCGCTTCAAGATAAGCCGCTTTCAAGGCTGGCGTTTTCAGCTTTTTAGCTTTGACCTGATTCCAGTCTTTCAGCAAATACTCAGGCAGCTTCTGCTCAATTTTAATGTCATCCTTACTAAATCCATAGCCCTCATAAAGCTTAAGTGCCAGCTTACGCACATCATCAGCCTTTTTCACCTCCTGACGAACCACGGCCGAAACAGCAGATGCCGTCTGTTTGCCATGCGTGTAGAGCGCCTCCGAAAGCGTCACACTTCCAATTTTCATTTTCGCCATGTTTTTTGGGCTAATAACGCCGATACCCAAATCATTGAAAGCTGCAGCCAAGAGATAAATTATCTCGTCATAGTACTGTCTTAATACAATTTTGACAGCTTCAGCGCTTGGAACACCGTTCTTAATGAGTTTTAAATACGCCTGATAAGCAGCATCTCTAATCTGTTTTTCAATTTTTTCTTCTAATTTCATCTACCGCCCTGCTTATGTCTCGCCATGCCGTGTGTCTCGTAACGCCAAACGCCTGACAGATTCTTGTATTGATAATGTCTGTCGGCAAATTCTGCCTATAGAGTCTCTTTGCCATATCTAACCGCTGCTGCTTTGAGCAAGTAGGCACTCGTATTCTTTCGCCACCGAATGCACTGAGTATCTGTTTAAATTCGTCGAGCGTAATCTTGCCATCATGCTCTTTAAATATCTGCTCTGCATACCCAATCAACTCTTCAAACGCACTCATAAAGTTAACTTAGCTCCCCAAGGTTTTTGAATCGGCTCATTCCCAGTAAACACCGCATAACGCAGCGCATCCATGGAATGATCATTCTGCTTCACAGGCTCATCAAGCGGCTCACCTGCCTTGGTCGTTTTCCAAACATAGGTTTCAATTTCCCGCAAAATATTCTGCGAAGTCGCTGTGATATTCAGTGCGTAGCTTTTCACCTTATCAATCCCAGCACGCACATTCTTATGAGCGGGATACACCCGAAACCCCGCATTCTTGAACTCCTGAATGCGGTCCGGTTCCGCACTGTCTAAAAACCCCTGGACATTCTTCAGCTCTGGGTGTTCTGTTTTGATGCGCTCAATCAAGTCCGCATTGGTTAAATGACTCTCATACAACAACTCATGCACAAACAACTCACGCCCAATAATGCCAATTTTCACCGCAGCAGACGGCACCGTATGCCCAAAGTCCAACCCCCAGCGAAACACCTCACAATCAGCAGGCATTGCATCCACCACACGATACTGCTCATAAATCACACCCTCAAGCGATCCCCACTTACCCAAAGCATAAATCTCATAGTAGGAATAATTGACCTGTGCCATCTCCTCAAGCACACGAATATACGCCTCATCTAAAAACCGATTATCTTTATAAGTCGTATGCAAAACAGACGCTTGCGGATCAGTGTTATCAAAGAATCGCTTTTTCAGCCAGTGGTTAGAAGAGATGGGGTTAAAGGAAAGGATAATCTGCTTATAATGCTCAAGCTGGCCTCGCAGTCGTAAATCAAGCTGAGTAAAATCATCGAGAGTGATTTCACTTGCTTCTTCAATCCATATGCTTGTTATACGATGAATCGATTTGATTTTTTCGGGGTCATCAATCCCAGCAAATAACAAAGTCGAACCATTGAGCACATTCTCAATTGTCATATCCGTCTTATTCACTTTAAAAAATTTAGCCAGCTTCCAGTCCTGCACCATCCCCACCAAAGACGCAAACACCGACATCCTCAAAGTGCGTGCCACTTTACGAATCACCAAAATGCGATGATTGTCTTCTGTGAGAATGCGAAACAAAAGCTTCTGTGCAGCAAATATCGACTTCCCAGAACCCGCACCACCGTAAAGCACAAGATAGCGCTTCTTATCATTAAAACGCGGCAAATAAGCCTCATTCACCACCTTAGGCAAACCGCTCAAATCAATCACAACCTGACTCAATCCGCATCCTCCGCAAACGGGTTAATCACCTGCACCTGATTATTCACCTGAATGGCAACCTCTGGGTTTTTGCCTA